ATTTTGTTTTTTTACATGCAAAATTGGATAACTGGGTGTCAGTTCAAACCAAAACAGTTCAAGTTCAAACCAAAACCAAAAAAAAATGGCAAAATATAAATGTGAAAATTGCGGAAATGAAAAGGATTTAAAAAAACAAACAATTATTTTTGTTAATGGAAAAACAGAAACAAAAGAAGCAAAATGCAGTTGTGGAAATTACATGAAAGATAAAACAAAATACAATGGATTTGGAACAAGTTTTCAAGCACCGAATGACAAATATAAATAAAAGAAAATTACCTATAATTATGAAACAAAATAAAAGAATAGTTAAGGGCGATTGTATAGAGAAATTAAAGTTAATTGCAGATGGTACAGTTGATTTAGTAATTGCAGACCCTCCTTATTTTAAAGTTATTGGAGAGAAGTGGGATCATATGTGGAAACATAAAAGCGACTATGTTTTATGGTGCTTAGAATGGATTAAAGAAGTCTCCAGAATTTTACGCTATGGTGGAACATTTTATTGTTTCGGTTACTTTAGAACTTTGGCAAATCTTGTTCCACATCTTAAAGGCATGGAATTAGAACTAAGACAACAAATACTAATTGATAAGGGTATGAGAGCTGTTTCTGGTAGAGCTACTAAAAATTATAAATTATTTCCAAATACTACAGAAAGTATATTGTTTATTATTAAAGATAATAAGAAATTTGTCAAGCCGTTTTTGAAAGAGAAACAAAATAATCTTAATCTAAAATCTAAAGAAATCAACGAAAAATTAGGTGTAAAATCAAATGGAGGGGGAATGTGGAGTATATATACTGGAAAGAATGTGTGTGAGCAATTTCCAACCAAAAACCTTTGGAGTAAACTTCAGAATATTTTAGAATTTAATTTACCTTATGAAAAAGTGGCTCAGACATTTAATCCTCAAATAGGTTTAACTGATATTTGGACTGATATAGATTTTTATAAAGAAAAAAGAGTGCATTCAACTCAAAAACCGATTAAGCTAATACAGCGACTTATAAATGCAAGTAGTAATAAGGGTGATTTAATTGTGGATCCTTTTGGAGGAAGTGGATCAACAGCTATTTGTGCAGTTCAATTAAAACGAGACTTTATTACAATTGAACTTGATGAAGTATATTATCAGGAAATAATAAATAGAGTGGAAACTGTTGAAAATCCGCATGAAAAATAATTTAATATGGAATTAAATAAAATAAAATAAAATGGGAATATTATTAGTTTTTGGAGCAGGGTTTATTTTAGGAATGTACATAACAACACAAATTGAGAAAAGAATAAACAAAAGAATAAATAAAAAATAAATGGGAAAAGGAAGAAAGAAACTTCCATCTAAAATAAAGGAGATGCAAGGAACAATCATTCCATGCAGAACATTGGAAAATGAAATGCAAGTTGATGTTGTTGTTTCAGTTCCAGATGCTCCTGAATGGCTTTCTGAAATTGGAAAAGGAGAATGGATTAAAGTAACGAATCAACTTCATAACATTGGGATGCTTCATTCGGTTGATTTGAAATTGATTGAAGCATATTGTAATGAGATTTCTTTATATATAGAATCTGAAATGAAATTGAGAGAGGTTGGCAGAGTTGATGAATTTATGAGTTCAGAGGGGGAAATATTAAGGAGGCAATCAAAACCATTAGTAAAAATAAAGAATGATGCACTTGCAAATTCGTTAAAATTAGCTGCTCAATTTGGATTAACTCCAGTTGCAAGAGCTTCAATTTCTGCTCCTGCTAAAATACAGAACACACAAATAAACAATTATTTTGAATAAATATTATTTTGATGAAGAAGCCGCTCAAAAGGCAATTGGATTTATTGAAACTTTTATAACTCATACAAAAGGAGAACTTGCAATGAAGCCGTTAAAGTTGGAAGATTGGCAAAAAGAAATTGTTTCAAATTTATTCGGTTGGAAAAATAGTAAAACACAATTACGAAAATATAGAACTTGCTTTATTGAAGTGCCAAGGAAGAACGGGAAATCTACCCTTTGCGCTGCAATAGGTTTATATATGTTATTTGCAGATAGTGAAAGAGGATCAGAAGTTTATTCTGCTGCTGGAGATAGAGCTCAAGCAGGAATTGTTTTTGAGATTGCAAAACAAATGATTTTAAATAATCCTGAATTAACATCAAGATCTAAAGTTTTTCGTAATTCAATAACGAATGAAAGTAAAGGAAATTTTTATCAAGCTATTTCATCAGACTCAAAAACAAAACATGGCTTCAATGCTAACTGTATTATTTTTGATGAATTACACACTCAACCGAATCGGGATTTATGGGATACGCTTTTAACATCAACAGGATCAAGGAGGCAACCATTATGCATTGCAATAACAACAGCGGGATATGATAGACAATCAATTTGTTATGAGATTTATGATTATGCAAAGAAAGTTCAAAGTGGAGCAATTGAAGATGAAAGTTTTTTATCTGTAATTTATGAAGCTGATGAAGAGGATGATTTAACATCAGAAGAAACTTGGAAAAAAGCAAATCCGAATTATGGAATAAGTTTACGGAAAGAATATATGCAAAGAGAATCTCAAAGGGCGGTTGATGTTCCATCATATCAAAACACATTTAAAAGATTGATGTTAAACATCTGGACTGATTCACAAACAGCTTGGATTGGAAATAAAGAATGGGAGTTATGCAAAGGAGAAATTGATTTACAAAAATTAAAAGGAAAAGAATGTTGGGCTGGTTTGGATTTGGCATCAACAAGAGATATTTCTGCACTTGTTTTGATATTCAAAGAAGATGATGTTTTTCAAATTGTTCCATTTTTCTTTATTCCAGAAATGAATGCAAAGAAAAGAAGCGAACGGGATAAGGTTGATTATTTAACTTGGATAAAACAAAACCATGTAATTGCAACAAGTGGAGATGTTGCAGATTATAATTTTATAAAACAGAAAATAAAAGATTTAAGTTTGGAATATAGAATCAATTCAATTGCTTATGATAGATGGAACGCATCTCAACTTGTTATTGATTTGCAAAATGATGGAGCAAACATGGCTCCATTTGGGCAGGGATTCCAATCAATGAGCGCTCCAACAAAAGAACTTGAAAAACTAATTTTGGGAAAACAAATTATTCATGATGGAAATCCAGCAATGAATTGGATGCTTTCAAATGTTGCACTTCAGGAATCTCCCGCTGGAGATATAAAACCGAATAAAGCAAAATCAACCGAAAAGATTGATGGAGTTGTTGCTTTAATTATGAGTCTTGGAGAATATATGACAACTGGAGATTTAAATTCTGTTTATGATGGAAGAGGATTGTTAGTGTTATGATTAAACTTTATATATATTCGGCAGATGGTTTTGTTCAAGAATTCTGGGATAAAGCAAAACTTCATAAAAAATTAAAAGATGCTTATGAAGCTGCTGAACAAGAACACATTACTTTATTCGGGAAAAGAAAATATTCTGATTATAATTCATTCAGAGTTTGCAGAGATAGAAAGACAAAAACAACACCGAAAAAAAAATTTAGACAAGGCTAAAAATCACCCAATTTTTCGTAAATATTTCTATTTAACATAATAAAAAATATAAAAAAACTCATACCTAGCAAATCCATTATCTTTTTTTTTAGGTGTGAATATACCCCAAAACATTCAAAGTGTCTTAAATCAACTTAAAACATCATTCATAAAGGAAACAATGTTGCACAAAATAAGAGTTAGTTTTTCGTATAATTGCAAAAAATTATAAAGTGGGAATACTGAATTCAATTCAAAACATCTTCATTTCAAAACCAATTCCAGAGCAAAGAGGAATAAATTTTACAACTCCATTTGGGCCAAACTCACAAGTTTCAGCTGATACAGCTTTAACATTTTCAGCAGTATGGGCTGCAATGAGATTATTAAGTGAATCAATTTCAACTCTTCCTGTTAATGTTTATGAGAAAGAAACAAACGGAAATAAAAAAGAATTAACAGATGATCTTTCTTTTTTGTTGAAATACCAACCGAATACTTATCAAAATAAAATTACATTTTTAGAAACTGTAATGATGGGGATGCTTTCAAACGGAAATTCTTATGTTCGTATTGTTAGAAATGGAGCATCAAAACCAATTGAATTATTGCCGCTTGATTATGATAAAACTAAAGTTGTTATAAATGATAATAAGTTATATTATCAAAGTGAAACTTCAGGAATGCTTGATGCAGATGATGTTTTACATTTTAAACTAATAACAGGAAGCGATGGAATAAACGGGCTATCTCCAATAACACAATGTGCAAATGCAATTGGTTGGGCTCAAGATGTTGAGGAATACGGAAGAACATTTTTCAAAAATGGAGCTAAATTGTCTGGAGTTTTACAAACTGATAGAGCACTTTCGGAACAAGCAATTGATAGATTAAGAAATAGTTTCAATAGTAATTATTCAAATTTAAGTGGATCAAATCAAACTGCTGTTTTAGAAGAGGGGCTTTCATTCAAACCAATTTCAATAAGTGCAGATCAAGCTC